TTTTACATCTTGCTCTGCAAAATGCTTTTTTGCGTTATCTATTGCTGACATTTTCTTATACTGTTGTTGATGTTAAAGCACCATTGCCTTGTACTGAAATACTAGCTTCAATTAATCCATCAAATGATGCACTTCTTGAAACGCCAGTAACAATAGCTGAACCAGTATAATAAGTATCACCTGATGTATCTCCTTCAGGATAAACATTTAGTGTTACTTCTGAGCCAATAGTTAAAGCACCTTGACCACTAGTATCAGTCTCATCCCAAAATACATCTAAACTTCCTGAGAAAGAAGTCAATGATGATTTATATGTTCTAGCAGAATCACCCATTGAAGTATCTTCTAAAGTATCAGCAGATTCCTCGATTGAGTAAGACCTAATTTCAGCTATAGCATTAGAACCGACTTTAACAGTTCCTTCACTTCCTTTATGTGTTGCCATTTTCTACCTCGTCTTTCGACTTTTTCTTAGAAGAAGGTTTAATTTTATCTTGCGAATGGACTGCTTCTTCTTTCCAACCCATATTCAATAAAGACTCAACCTTTGAAGGGTGAGCTTCTATCAAAACTTTTCCATCAGGACTAATCATTTTCATAATTGTCTCCTATACAGCTACATCAGGATTAGTTTCCTTGACATAGTAATTAGTTAAAAAGGTTAAACTCACATATCCTAGTGGTTTCTCACCTTCACCATTAAACTCTATTTCAGTTGATTCTAAATAACAGTCTTTAGCTAATCCATCTAAAGTTCTATCTGCTGCTATTGCTTCTTCAACTTCTTTGCTTATTGTATCAATAGTATCATCAAAGTTGCTAGTAGCTTTTGCATATCCTTCTACTACTACTGATAATTCTCTACTCATAACCCTATCAGTACCTATAACTATAGGCTCTGATGTTTCTGATTTAGTGTAGATAACTAATGCTGGTACTGTTTCTAGTGGATAAACTCTTGACTCATAGACTCTTGAACCAGTTGTAGTTAATCCAGTTAAAGTAGTACCAAACTTTTCTCTTATTTGTTGTCTAATATGATTTGCCATTATATTTCCTCTAACATTAATGCACTAAACCCTGTTCTGTCTGCTTGTATGTTTACTACAGTATAGTTTTGTGCTGCTTTGAGTATATTACCATTTGTATCTTTTATTGCAGATACATTTAAAGTATTTCCAAATGAAATATTCGGAACATCTATGGTTCTGCAATAGGCTATTGGTTTTAATGCTTCCACACCAATACCCTCTTCTTGTTCTACATATTCATTATTTAGAATGACATTAATTGTTGTAGAAGTACCTGAGTTTGTATAAACAGCACTTACTCCATGACCAAAGTTTATGTCTAAGTAACCTAACATATCTTCTTCAGTTTCTAATCTAAATTGAGACATTATTCTTCCTCAAGAACCAAAGAAACTAAGCCTGTATTGTCAGGCTCAACTGTTCTAACTATAAATGTTGTAGCTGGTTTTAATACATTGCCACGATTAGTTGTAATTGCATCAACTAATAATTTATCTTCTTGGGATATATAAGGTACATCAGATGCTTTGACTATTGCTCTTGGTTGATAACCAGCAACAGGCACTGTTCCACCCTCTATGTTGAAATACTCTTGGTCAATAATAATATTAATGTTTTTAGAAAAACCTGAATCAATATCAAAAAGAGTATCTATTAACGGGAAGTCATCCCATAAAGATTGTTGCACTTCAAAGAATGTAGCAGTAACACCATGACCTGTTGTTGTATCAACATAGGCGTTAAAATCTAATGCACTCTCTAAAGGCATGATTTACTTTTTAGCTCTAGTTTTAGGAGCTTTAACTTTTGATGTTTCTAAACCAACACTTCTATCTTCTTTCTTAGCTTTTGGTTTAGCAACATGGATTTCTGCTTTTTTATAAGCACATAAAGAATGACCTTCAACTTCATTAAGTTCTACTATATCTCCAGCATGAACCTTTGAACCACCAGCCATTGTATCTTGTAATATTTTATATTTTTTCATATTTAAGGTAGGGGTGTTTCCACCCCCATTCCATTTAAGCATCAGTTAATTAGTCGCTTGATTTACAGAAAGACACTGCATGTCTTACAGCTACATCAACAGTTTGTAGAGCAACAATTCTTACTCCACCTGAAGTTGATAATGCATAAGGGTCAACAGTAATATCTAGTCCACCATACATACCAATTAATAGGTCTGCAAAGTTACCAAAGTAGAAGTCACCACTTGTTACTTGATTACTTCTGACAACGTTATAGCCATTCATGCTATTGTCAGGAGAAACAACAAACTGAGCAGTACCAGTAGCCTTTTCAGTTGTTTTTAAAGTACCAAAGTCAGCAGGTCTACATATGTAACCTAAAGAACCAGTCAATGCGTTGTCATTAGCAACAGCACTTTCCATAGCTACGATTTCTGCCCATGTTGGGTTAGCAGCAGCGAAAGTTGTAGTGTTAATACCTGAAGTATTAGCAATACCTGTTGGTTGACCACTTGAACCTGAACCAGCTAAAGCACCTAAGTCAATTGCAGTAGCGATTGATTTTGTTAGGTCATCTCTAATTAAGTTCTCAACATCTAAAGAAGATTGTTGTAATAACAGTCTTGTTACATCAGTAAAAGCACCAATGACTTTAGGAGACATAGTTACTGAACCAGCAGTAAACTCAGACTCAGCAGCAGCACTTCCTTCTGTTGCAATCCATCCAGCAGATGCACCAGCAGTTTTCTTAGGAATTACAACATTCCCTTGAAGTCCACGAAGCATAGTAGCACCAGCTTGCATTACTGATGACTCATTTCTAAGTACATCAATAAAGTCATTTCCTCTGTAATCTTCAGCTACTAGAGTTGAATCATCAGATGTGTTTAGGTCTCTTTTACCCCAGCTTCTTAGCACTTCAGCAGGAAGCATAATGCCTTGTGCATCTTTGCCATACTGTCTAGCAGCTTCAGCAGAACATTCAAATTCAAATGCTGCATCAGCTTGTGCTTTTCTGTCAGAAGGATTAGCCATAGCTCTAATTGCTTTAACTAGACTAAATTCTCTTACTTCTTCTTTGCTCATACCGATTTCTGAAGGAGTTTCTAAAGGAGTGTTGTTAGAAATATTTTCTAATAATACACCTCTGAATTCTTCAACAGATACGCCATCAGCGATTGCTTTGTCAGCTAAATCTCTTTTATTGTGTCTAGCTGCTAAATCTATAATCTCTTTTGAGTTTCTTTTAAATTCAGCTTTAGCTTCATCAATAGTCTGAGTTCTAACTTCATCAAGATTAATATCTTGTTTCTTTTCGTTTTCCATTATTCTCACCTTTGTGTTATTTATTTGTTTTTCTTTAGAACGACCAACACCAACAAGTCTTGACTGGTCAGCAGGGACTGATACAGAAGAAACTTCCATAGGAGTCCATTGAGCTTTATAGTAAGTCTCATCATTGTCTTGATATCGTTCCAGTTTATCAATTCTGTAACCAACTGAAATGTTCATACGTATACCATCAGTTACATCTTCAAATACTTCACGAGCTAAAGCAGATTTTCCAAATCTAACTACAGCAGTTGTCCTTTTTGCTGTCTCATCTAATTTGAATTCTTCAATCACACCAATTTGCTTAGTCATATCATGGTCAAGCAATAATGGTGCTCTGCCTGAATTTATAAACTCCATGTTTATATCATCAGCAGAATGTCCTAGCACTTCCATGCCAAAACTACGTTCTACAGGTTCTTCACTAGAAACACCTACGCGAACTATTCTCTTTTCTTCATCAAAATAAGAATGTTTAGATAAATCAATAGTTCTATATTTCATAGGCATATCAATTACTTTTCTTTCCTCATCTGATTCAGTCATAGATACTTCTTCAGTTGTTTCTAATTCTTCACCTTCATGTTCTACATCCTCATGCTTCTCAAACTCAACAATAACAGTATTGTCAGTCTCAGTAACATTAAGGATATGTCTATCTTCTTTATTCATAGATTTCTCCTCTTCATTTGTTAATAAAGGATGTTTTTCCAATTCATTAGAATTGAAATCGTTAAAATCCCTAATGGGATTAATTTTTGTTAAAGTGCTGAACTTATGTCCTACTTCAATATCAGTAGGCTCACCACTTCTGTAAACTTGTATTAATGCAGCAGGGTCATCTTCAGTTCCAGTAATAGTTAATTCACTATTAGGAATATTGATTTTCCCATCTCTTTCAATCTTAATTATTTTTCCTCTAGCTCTTCCACCTGCACTATCCCAACTTACAAAATCGCCTAGTTTAAGTGCATCAGGCATAGCTCTATCTTCTTCTTTTTTCATTTGTTCTACCAATCTTTTTGACCAACTAAATCCAGCATCACCACCCCATAATGCCCATGCTATTCTTCCATTAGATGGATAACCTTCTTCACCTTGTTTAAAGCCTTTGCCTTTTTTATCTACTTCATGTCTTGAGAAGAAGCTATACATTCTTTTTACAGTATCATCAGATAAGTTTTCACCAGCTACTATTTGTCTTGCTCTTACAGCTCCAACCCTAGTGCCACCTCTACCATGTTCTTCACGCCAGTCCAAACCTCTTTGAGCTTCAGTTTTCATACCATCATTAGGCTTAGGCATCTTCTTCTTCATCTCCACCCTGTATCTTTGCTTCTACAGGTAGCTTTTGACCAAATGGTTGATAGGCTAGTTCAATATCATATTGTTTAGCTAGTTCTATTTCTTTTTGATGTTGTTCAAATAACTCTTCAGTATCTCTTCCATAAGATGCAGAAATATCAGAATAGGTAAGTGTTCCATTTTGCAAACCAATAACATTAGCCTGCATTTCTTTTAGTGGGTCAATCCAAGCAAAACTTCTTGGTATGTAATTAATTGACCTTGCGAATTTATCATATTTACCCATAGGCAAATTAATATATCCAGTTGAAATAGACATCTCTAACCATGATTGGAATACTGGGTTTACAAAATGCTCAATTACAAATTGTTGATATATCTGATACATACTTCTATCTTCTAAAGCACCTTGTCTGATACTTGAATAATTTACTGAAGTTAAATCATTAGATAATGAGTGATAAGAAATGTTTAAACCTGATGCAATACTTCTTAATACGCTAGTTGTAAATGATTCAAAAGCAGATGTTGGGTGGGTTGGGTCAAAGCTCTTAAAATCCATACCTTGAGGTAATTGTTCAAATACTCCAGCTTGTGCGTTCATTGTTGGATTAAAGGTGTCTTCATAAGCACCATCACCAACATATCCATCACCATCAGGTGAAGTAAAGAAACCCATCTTAGATGCACCAACTCTAGCTGCAACTATTTCTGCTTCTAAATAACCATTTAACATTTTCACATTAGCCATTGCTGTAGCAACCAAAGAAACACCTCTAGTTTGTTCTGCCCTAGAAGGTAGGTAAGCATGGATAATCTCATCAGCAGGTACTCTAATGTGTTGTGCTTGAGCTAAGTAAACTCTATCAAATGGATGGTCTTTAAATAAGTGATAAGCAACTGGTTTGTCATACTTATCTACCTCTACACCCATCTTAATACGATTGCCAGTAGCTTTGTAAATATCATTTTTATTTTCATCCAAATGATCTGATTCTAAAAACTGTAATTCAAAACCAAAAGGCGAATCCTTCTTCTTGATTTTTCTAACTAATACTTCTCCATCTCTACAAAGAGATTCAATAAATATTTTTTGACAGTCTAAGAATGATAATCTTCCATTAGTTGTGCAATTACCAACCTTACCCCATTCCTTCCAAGCATCTTCAATGAGCTGGTTTCCAGCAATGTCTAATGAACCATTGTCATCACGACCTTTGCTAGAAACTCTTATGCCATGCTTACCGATAACATTGGACACCATCAGGTTAAGGTATCTTGCAATATAGCTATCGTTTCTTGCTAACTCCCTTGCTCTATCTCTTAATATTCTTATGTTGTCTTTTATCTCAGCATCAGCACTGGTTGATGTAGTAACAAAATCAGCAAAAAGTCTACCAGTGTTCGCACCAGTATAGCTTCTTCTATATGCTTGTCTTTTTTTCTTCTTAGGCTCATTAACGCCCAATATTCTGTTGTACCACGCCATTATGTGTAACTCTTAGGTGTTGAGCCAGTAGTTCTACCAAAATTAACCTTTATGGTATTACCTGACCCTCTATTATTTTTTATTCTTAGTTGTTTAACCTCTTTTAGATATTCAGCCTTGTATCTATCTCTAAAGGTTAATAATTCGTCTATGGACATTCTTGATAATGATCTACCAGCAATACTCATAGATGCTTGATCAATATTTGCTCTATTTTCTATGACAGCCTCAATGCTATCTAAAACAATCTTTGCATGACTTCTGACTGAAGCAGATGTAGTTGCATAATTATCCTGAACTTCTACAAAACCTTCTTCCAGTTTAACTCTTGCAGAGTCAGAACTTCTAGTCATGTAAGAAACCCAGTTGTAATTGCCTTTTGCGTATGAGGATGTATTACTGGCCTCAATGATATATGTATCGTTTGACTCTGTAGCTGTTATTGTAAAGTTAGAAACTGTAGCACCATCAACTAAATTGAACTCATAGGATAGTGAATAAGAAGCTACTGGATAGTCGCTTGATAGATCTTCTCTTTTCCATGCCCAAAAGTCTCCCAACTGAAGCTCAGTAGGCACTTGGGGTGGATAATTTGTTGAATCAAATTTGTTGCTCAAGCAAAAACCTCATAAATGTTTTAGATATATCTAATATTACACTATGGTTTTCTGTAAAAAAGTCAACATGCCTAGCAAGAAAAGTCAAATTACTTCCAAGAAGTAGCAAAATTACCTCTATTTATGCCTTTTTGTGGCTTATTTTGGTTGTTTTCTTTTGGTGCTGCTTGTTTTGTTAGTATTTTTTGCTCAATAGAGTCATAATTAGGGTTTAGTATGTATATAGCAGCAAAATTATATACAAGCGTGTCAAGAGCCTCATTTCTTGGTCTTATTTGTTTCCAAACAAGACTTTTTCTTCCTCTAATAAACTTTGTTACTCTTTTTTCTGCTGTTAGCTGTTTAAAGTACTCTTCATCAAGATCAGAGCAAAAATGTAAAGTAGTTGACTCATTATCAGCAGCTAAACGAGAAAAAATGGCTTCTTTTGCAGAATCTGACCCTACTCCGTATAAAACAGCCTTATTTTTACCTACAAATGTTGGCCTATTTGCTATTGGCTTACCTGCTGTTGATAATCCTTTTACAGCAAATATTCTTCTAGCCTGTCTAGGTTTTGTGAATTGATAAACCATGTTCGTATGATGTCCACCTGAGTCAATAGTACAACATGATATGGGTATTAATCTCTCAGATTCAGTTTTAAATCTTTTCTTAAGATAGGAGTCTAGGTCTGACCAAACATTCATAGCATTTGGGTCTCCCCAAAATATCTTATAGTCACACACCCAAGCCTCATAATTTTTACCCCATCCGACCAATTGCAGTTCCAACCTATCCTTCTGCGTGTCCACTCCAGCAGTAAGAACTAAAACATCTTCAGGAATGGTTGTGTAGTCATAATTTAACCTTCTACCAAGAAGTGTCTCATATTCAACTGCTTCTCCTTGTTCTTCCCAAGATTCTCCAAGAGATGTATTTATCCAAGTTTTTAACATTTCAGGATTCTTTTTTGCTTCAAGAAAGTTAATAGCCATTTCTGACCAAGTAGACCAAACAGAATATAGCTCTGATATATGAAATCCTGCTGTTCCTGTTTTCTTTTCTGTAGCTATCCACTCTCCATGCTTTAACATCCATTGTTTTTTAGACTCATTTATTATAGAACCACAATGTTCGCAAGCATAAGCTGCTGTCTCAGGCTTATTTTCTTCCCAAATTACGTTCTTCCACTTTAAAACTTGTTTTTCATTACATTCAGGGCATGGCACATAGTAGTAACGCTTATCAGACTCTTCAAAAGCTGTTTCTATTCTTGAAAGTCCTTTTATTGTAGGAGTGGAGCATAAGTATATTTTTCTATTCCAAAAAGTAGTTGTCCTCTTGGTTGCAAGTGATATTGGGTCTCCCTCTGCTCCTGCTGATGCCTCATACCTGTCAGTTTCATCAGCAAGCAAAATTCTTATAGCTCTTGAAGCGAGTCCAGCAGCACTATTAGACCCAACCATTGTAAGGTTTCCGCCAACAAACTTTTTAGATAGCACTGTATTACCACTATCTCTACTTCTAGGGTCTTTAACACAATCTCTTATCTTCTCAGAATCCCTTATCATGGTAGCAAGCCTATCTTTACTAAACGCCTGAGCCATAGCTAGTGTAGGCTGCATAATCAACATAGGTGCAGGGTCTTGATCTATGTAATAACCAATAACATTTAACAATATCTCTGTAGCACCAACCTGAGAAGATTTCATCCAAACTATACGCTGTATATCATGGTCATTAAATGAGTCCATGATTTCTCTTTGGTAGGGTGCTCTGTCAGTTCTCCAAACACCTGACTCAGCAGATGATTCAGGAGATAGTCTTCTGTAGTTATCTGCCCAGTCGCTAATCTTTAGATTGGGTGGGGGAGTCCAAACTTGATTCGTACTCTCTACCACTCGTTCTATATTTTTCAGGTATTCCATCATTAGCCAGTTCGTTTAATCCTTCGTATATTCCTTCTTTTATTTCTTGTTCCGCTTCAGCAAAAGTATCAACTGTAATTACTTTATGTGCAATCTTTGAGGGAACGCCAAGCCATTTGGCTCTAGCGTTTGAAAACCTTTCAACCAAAAACTCCTCAACTTCTTGTATAGGCACTAACTTTCCTTCCATAATTTCTACTTCAAGTTCAGCCTTTCTAGCCTGAGCAGCAGTAAGTTTGGTTTTCTCTTCTGCTATGTCACCTGTACCATCTTTTTTAGTATATCTAGCAGCTTTTCTTAAATAGTTTATGTATTGAACCCTGCACACATCTATATTAACAGGCGATCTTCCTGAGCTGATAGTAAATATACCCTTTCCAATTAGATCGCTAATAGATTGAGGAGACAGGTCAAGATGCTCTGCTAGTTCTTTTCTAGTGGCCAAGTTTTATAGTAGTTTCTTAATACTCATAAGTATAAATATACTTCATTCAAAGCTCAATTACAAAAAGACTTTTATATTATAAATACGGCTGATGTTACAGCTCTGTCTCTACAAAAATAATGCGATCACGCAACCTG